TTATATGCGGTAGTGATTTTATACCCGTCAGGTTCGTCCCACACTGTAACGGAGTTGACGAGCAAATCAATGAGCCGCCTGCGGAAGTCTTCGTCTTCGATGTTCCCGTATTTGAACTGACTCAACCAGAATACGATTTGGTCACGGTCAATTCGGTAGACGAATTTTTCCTCAGCTTTAATCTCTTTGTTGAGGGTTTTCTTTTCATGTTCGAGCTGGACAAGGCGGTTCATCAATGTCTCAGAAGCAATACCCTTCTCGATAGCGGTGGTGATATTTGTGATTGACTTTTCGACCTCCGATAACTGAGCGGTCAACTGCGGAATGTGCGTGTCGTTTATTAAATCCTGTTCACTCTGTCGGATTGCCATGTCTGCAATTTCATCAATGAGCTGATCGGTCAAAAGGTTGAGAGCGTCACGAGCTACTATTCCTTCGATATAATCTTTTTTCAAAGGCCGCTTATCACACCCAAGTTTTCTCTTTTTCGTGTAGCAGGAATAGTAGTGGTAGACCTTGCCATGTCTACCGGCTCCGCTTTCACCGTTCATAGAAGCCCCACAATGACCGCAGAATAGCTTTCCAGACAAGAGGTAATCTACCTTAGCCTTTCCCCTTGCGGGGGCTATGGCGGTCTTAGAAAGCCGCCGCTGTACCGTTTCAAACAGCTCCTTATCAATGATGGCGGGAATACCATTTTCGATGACAATATCTTTGTAGGTATAAGTGCCGATGTAACGAGTGTTACGGAACATGGCCTTAAAGCTGCTGCGGTTGAACTCCGTGTTTTTGGCAGTCTTATATCCAGCAGAGTTAAACTTTCGGCAAATGTCAGCTACGCTTTCGCCGTTGGCGTAAAGAGAGAACGCTTCTTGAACGATGTGAGCGGTGTCAGGGTCAACAACCAACTTATGATTTTCCACCTTGTATCCAAGGGGGATATGACCGCCTACGCTGTGGCACTTCAAGGCAGATTCACGCATACCTCTCGTGACCTTCTGTGACAGCTCGGCAGAGAAAAACTCAGCCATACCCTCTAACACAGATTCCAAGATGATACTCTCAGGGCTGTCGGTGAGGTGTTCTGTGGCGGAGAGGACTTTCACGCCGTTCTTCCGCAGACGCATTTTCATAATTGCGCTGTCGTTGCGGTTACGAGCAAAACGGTCGAGCTTCCAGACGATGACATATTCCCAATTCTGCTTTGCGCTATCCGCAACCATTTCCATGAGGTGAACCCGTTTTTCCACATCTTTGCGAGCGGTTGTTGCTCGATCAACATAGATGGCTACAATGCGGTAGTGGTTTGCTTTACAGAAGGTGCGGCAGTCACGAAGCTGTCCTTCGATAGACTGGTCACTCTGGCCTGTGGAGCTATACCGAAGATAGAGAGCAACATCTTGATCTCCGTTGTAGAGCGTATATGGGTCTTCCTGAAATTGAGAGATTTCTTCCTCTGTCAGACAGGAGAGGTCGATTGGAAATTTTTTCATGCAAATCTCCTTTTTAACTCCATGACTCTACCGACAAAGCGCAATCGTCCAATTTCAACACCGCCAAAAACACGGGGAGGATAGTGTGGATTAAAAGAGCGAAGGGTCACAGTATCTTCATCAATGCTGATTTTCTTAACAAACCCTTCTTCGTCATCAACAATGACAACCATAAGAGTATCTGTTTCAGGGGGTGTGTCCTTTTTAACCAGCACTAAATCGTGATCGTCTAAGACTGGCGACATACTATCTCCGTCCACTTGCAACCAGAAACAATCGTCACAGTCATATTCGGGGTCAACTTGTTCATACCCCAATGCTTCTTGCTGAGCGATGACACCTTTTCCTGCGGACGCATGACCGAAAATAGGTCGCTTGCCATTCTTTTCATAAGGTTCGGTGGTCAAACCAACAGAGGACAAGTGAAAGAGAGGGTCGTCAGTTTCGCCTTTCAAATAGTCAATAGAGGTGTCAAGCATAATAGCCAGTGGCTTTAGAATATCATCGGGGATTATCAGTTTTTTCGCTTTGCAATCTGTAAAATAATTATCCCGAACGCCAAGGTTTTTACAAATGTACTTGGTCTTAAACCCCTTAGTTTTACTGAGAGTTTTGATTCTCTCCACTGTCAATTCAATATTCATATAGCACCTCCTAAAAATAATTCGCAGAAAACTGCGAAAATACCATTGACATTCGCAGAAAACTGCGATATACTCTGAATTGTGAACAAGAGATTTTGACAACAAAAACCCGACCCCCGAAAGGTTTTCTTTTTTCGGCGGTTGCTGTGGTCAATGGTTTAATTGTTTGGCAAGTAAATTGTACCATTACGCCCACTGGTTGTCAATAAATATTGTTCTCAATTCAAAGAAAGGAGAGGTTTTGTGAAAGAGCGTGAGAAAATTCGCTATCGCCTGAGCGTCAATCACCTGTCGTTTGCATGGCTGATTGATATGCTCCGAAAGCGGGGTATTGAAACGAACGGCCCTGTCCTGAGTGCAATTCTCGCAGGAACTCGTAACGGCCCTTCTGTGGACAAGATCATCGCTGAGTCTATCGACATTCTGGACTGGTACGAGCGGCAGATCGGCGGTGTGTCATGAGCGACAGTGAATTTGCCCCGGAAGTGCGAGGACAGGCCAAAGCGTTCAGCTCACTCCTTGCTCGATCTGTCCGAGAGTTTTTCAAGGATGAAACGAACCGCAAGCGGTTCGAGAGCTGGTACGAGCAGAAGTACGGAACACCGTATCAATGGAAACCTATGGTTTGGAGGAACAGATAATGAAAAAGGTATTTGGAGTATTGGCATTTCTCTCGTTTTTCTACCTGTTGGGTGTGGTTGGTGCGGTAGAGCAAGACACGATGGCTCTCGGTACAGGCATGGTGCGTATGGGTATCGGCCTTGGCTGCTTCTGGCTGTTCTGTGAGCTGTCTGGTGCGTTTTATCCTGCCCCGCCGAGAAAAAGAAAAAGCCGCTGACGGAACTGGTACTTCCATCAACGGCAAGCGTAAAAGCTCAATCTGATTATATCAGAACCTATCATTTTGTAAAGGAGAATTTTATGAATAGCACGATTGCGAAACTCGCTGACGAGTTCGAGAAGATGGAGAAAACCATCGCTTCTCAGAAGAAGATGATCGAAACCCTCATGCCTACGGGCTATGTCGATACCGATACCGTCAAACTTCACCTCAACTCCGTATATGGTGTCATGTTCGGCGGTCGCCCTTCCCCGAAGCGCTGTAAGTTGGAGGACTGTTCTTGGGACGAGATCAATATGTATTCCTCCTTCGGTCTTGCTGACAAGATGTTCGAGGTCGGTGACACCAAGAAATTCCGTCTGGCTGATGGCTCCTACCTGACTGCCCGTATCATTGGGTTCAACCATGACTACGCTGAGGACGGTAGTCTGACCCATATCACCTTTGAAACCGTGGAAACCCTTGACGGTGACATTCCCATGAATGAGAAGTCTACCAACGAGGGCGGCTGGGACGCTTCCTACCTCCGTGCCAAGCTCAACGGCAACTTCTTCGAGAAGCAGCTTCCCACTGATCTGAAAGCGTTCATCAAGCCCGTGGTAAAGATCACCGCAAAGAGCGGTAAAAACGAAATGCTGGTTCCTTCCGTTGACAAGCTGTTCGTTCTTTCTGAGCAGGAGGTCTTCGGTCGCAAGATTTATTCCTGCGGCGGTGAGGGTAAGTGGTACGAGTGGTACAAGCGAGAGAACACGCCCTACGGCAAGTGCAAGCAGAATGGTGAGAGGGATTGGAGATGGGAGCGTTCTCCTTCTTCCGGCTACACCAACTCCTTCTGTATTGTGTCCAACGGCGGCAACGCCGACTATAGCAGCGCCAGCATCTCCCTTGGCGTGTCCTTCGGCTTCTGCATTTGATCGGGTATCTCGTAAATCCCGCCCCGTCAGGGGCGGTGAAAGGAGTGAAAACATGAATGTCAATCGCAAGGTTGGCACTGGCTTTGAAAGAGACTTATGCCTGAGCCTGTCGGGTTGTGGCTTTTGGGCGCACAACCTCGCTCAGAATAGTCAAGGTCAGCCGTTCGATGTAATTGCGGCTCGAAACGGTGTCAGCTATCCCATTGACTGTAAGGATTGTTCCAAGAACATTTTTAAGATGGAGCGTATCGAAGAAAACCAGTTTTCCGCCATGTCTCTTTGGGAAGAAACGGGAAACGGAGAGGGGTGGTTCGCTCTCCGAATGATGAACGGAGCTGTGTACTTTCTGTCCTTCACGGTGATACGCAATCTGTTCTTAATGAAGACCGTTCTCTCTGCGTCTGAAATCAGACAGTTCGGTATCACACTCGGAGAGTGGGTGTCTCAATGCAATTAACTGTTGGCAATCAGCTCCGAATTGAAAATCCGTCTGAGCAGTTGCTTACATGGTGCAAGAAGCAGCTTATTCTTCCCAATCCTGAGTACGCCAAGAAAGTTCGTATGCACTTTTGGGTCGGCAATACCCCTGAGAAGTTGTACCTGTTCCAATGGGACGGTGACACGCTGGTTCTCCCCTATGGTTGTCTGAATGATGTGTTGGCGATGGATGATTGTCACATGAAGGTCAATCTTCCCACACCGACCGAGGTGGACTTCGGTTGCACCATTCCGCTCTATGACTACCAAGTGGAAGCCAAGGAAGCCCTGATAACTGCCTACTACGGTATTCTTCAAGCCCCTGCGGGGTGCGGTAAGACACAGATCGGAATTGCTGTTGCGGCAGATACAGGTCGAAGGACACTCTGGCTGACCCATACACGGGATTTGCTCGTACAGAGCAAAAGCCGAGCAGAGCAGTACATGAGTCCTTCTCTGACTGGCACGATCACCGAAGGTAGGGTTCAAATCGGTAAAGCAATCACTTTCGCAACGGTACAGACCATGTGCAACCTCGATCTGAGCCAGTACCGTGATGTTTGGGATTGTATCATCGTGGACGAGTGTCATCGTGTAGCCGGAACCCCGACCGCTATGACGCAGTTCTCAAAGGTGCTGAACGCTCTGGCAGCTCGACACAAGTACGGGTTGTCCGCTACGGTTCATCGAGCAGACGGTATGATTGCCGCCACCTACGCTCTGCTGGGCGGGATTGCTTATCAGGTGCCGGACGAAGCGGTGAAAGACAAGATCATGACCGTCAGCGTTTTGCCCCGTGCCACACATCAAGGACTCAGCCGTGAGTTTTTGGACACGGACGGTACGATCATCTATGCCAAGTTGGTCAATTTCCTCGCTGACCGTTATCCCCGAAATAACTTGATTGTCGCTGACCTCGTGGCAAATCGAGATCACTACAATCTCATTCTCTCTGATCGGCTGACGCACTTGGAAACCCTGATGAACCGTCTTCCGCTCGACCTGAGAAAACAGGCGGTCATGATTGATGGGAAGATGACCACGAAGAAAGCCAAGGCTCTCCGAGAGCAGGCCATTGAGGAAATGCGGCAGGGACGCAAGCGGTATCTGTTCGCTACTTACTCTCTGGCAAAAGAGGGCTTGGATATTCCCCGGCTCGACCGTCTGTACCTGACTACACCGCAGAAAGACTACGCTGTGATAACTCAGAGCATTGGTCGTATCGCTCGTACCTTCGAGGGCAAGGAAGAACCCATCGCCTATGACTATGTGGACGATGGTATCCAGTACCTCGTGCGAAGCTACAAAAAGCGGTGTACCACCTACCGGAAAGCGGGGTGCAAGTTCATTGACGGAGAGAACTGATATAAAGGTTCTCGTTGCCTGCGAGGAAAGTCAAGCTGTCTGTATTGCGTTTCGGCGTTTGGGGTATGAAGCCTACTCCTGTGACATTCAGGAGTGTTCAGGTGGACACCCGGAATGGCACATTAAAGTGGACGCTCTACTGTTACTCGGACGGTATCTGGTTTTCAAAACCGAAGACGGAAAAGCTCATTATGTTGAGCGGTGGGATTTGATAATTGCTCACCCGCCTTGCACTTTCATGAGTAATGCGGGAGCGTGTCGAATGTATCCCCGTAAGGGTCAAATTGATAAAGCTCGATTTCAAAAGGCGATGGAAGCCAAAGCGTTTTTCCTTCGATTTCTAAATGCTGACTGTGATCGAGTGGCTATTGAGAACCCCCGCCCTCTCAAAATCGTTGAATTGCCAAAAGAAGATCAGCGAATACAGCCATATCAATTTGGCGACCCGTGGAGTAAACTCACCTATCTTTGGCTGAAAAATCTTCCGCCGTTGGTTTACACCAATGTTCTTACAGAATGGAAGCCCTTTGTTCCTGCCGGAACAGGCCGCAAGGCGGGGGGGGACAGCTACGGGGCGAGGATACCTCACAATTCCAAAGCCCGTTCAAAAACATTCCCCGGTATTGCGAACGCTATGGCGCAACAATGGGGTGCAGTATTAGGAGGTGATACCGCTGAACCTTGAACCATTCATTTTCGACTGCGAGGTGTTTGCCTACGATTGGCTTTTTGTCTTCAAAAACAAGGTCACGGGGGAATACACCGAGATTTGGAATGACAATGAAGCGGTCGAACAGTTTATGACCCAAGAACCCCTGTTGGCAGGGTTCAACAATAAGCACTATGACCAATTCATTCTGAAAGCGGTTCTCTCTGGCTTTACGCCGGAGGAAATCAAGGCGGTCAACGATTTTATCATCGTTGGTGGTCACGAGGGCTGGGAGTACGCCCCTCTCCGTGACTGCGGGATTTTCTTCGACCAATACGATCTGATGGACGATTGCCAGATGGGTTTGTCCCTGAAAGCAATCGAAGCGCACCTCGGAATGGACATTCGTGAAACCACTGTTCCGTTCAACATCGACCGCCCTCTGACTGAGGACGAGAAGCGAGAGGTCGAGTTCTACTGCCGCCATGATGTTGACGCAACCGATAGGCTGGACGATCTTCGTCAAGGCTACCTGTCCAGTAAGCTCACGCTGGGTCGTGAAAAGGGGCTGTATCCTGCAAAAGCCCTCTACATGACTAACGCCAAGCTGACCGCTGCTTACCTTGACGCAGAGCAGAAACCGCACTATGACGAGCGGGAATACCAGTATCCGCCGAAGCTGCTTCGCCAGTACATTCCGCAGGAAGTGTTCGACTTCTTCGAACGGTTGAAGGATAAGAGTATTCCTGACGAAGTAGTGTTCAAGGAAAAGCTCGATCTGATGGTAGGCGGTTGTCCTTGCACCATCGCCTATGGCGGTATTCACGGGGCTATCCCGTGTTACCGAGAGGAAGCCACGGAAACCCGCTCTATTCGCAACAAAGATGTTGCAAGCTACTACCCACACCAGATGACCTTGAACGGTTATTGTAGCCGAAATATTCCCTCCCCCGATGTGTATGCCGCCACCATTGAGCGGCGTGTTAAGGCAAAGAGGGCTGGTGATAAGGCTACGGCGAACGCTTTGAAGCTGGTACTGAACACCACCTACGGCGCTATGCTGAACCGCTACAACGACCTGTATGACCCGCTCATGGGGCGCTCGGTCTGTATCTCAGGCCAGTTGCAGTTGCTCGAAATGGCGGAACATCTTGTTCAGGACTGCCCCACCTTGAAGATCATTCAGCTCAACACCGATGGTATCATGGTCAGCCTTGATGACTGCGATGTGCCGATGTATCAAGAGATCACGCAGGAGTGGCAGGACAGAACCGGCTTTGAGTTGGAGGAAGACCTTATCAAGATGATCTGTCAGAAAGATGTGAACAATTATGTCGAGGTTCCCTTCGAGGGCGACCCCAAAATCAAGGGTGGCGTTCTCGTTCGTGGGATTGCCCCGGCAGGAGCGTTCAACATCAACAACAACGCTTGTGTGGTCGCCAAGGCGGTCAAGGATTATCTGGCCTACGGTATCCCGGTCGAAGATACCATCATGAGCTGCGACCGCCTGCTGGACTTCCAGTTGGTCGCCAAGGCCGGGAGCAAGTATGGTGACGCTCTCCATGAGGTAGACGGTCAGATGGAGGTCGTGCAGAAGGTCAACCGGGTATATGCCACGGAAGACCATCGGTGCGGAACCCTCTACAAAATCCACCTTGGCACTGGCAATCCCGTCAAGATTGCTGGACTCCCCGCAAAATGTGTCGTAGACAACGACAATCACCTGACGATTGATGTGGTTGACCGTGACTGGTATATCCGGCTGGCACGGCGTTATGTTCGAGATTTCCTCGGAGAGAAGCTACCCAAGCGAAATACCCGCAGAGTCAATTCCATCAAGAAAAAATTATTAGAAATTTTGGAGGTATAAATATGGCTACTACCAAGAAAGCCGCTGAGACTGCGGCGGTGAATTATTCCACCATGAATGTGTTCAAGAAGTTGCAGCTTGCCCGTGTGCGTTTCCTCGAAGCTGGCGTGGACAAGAGCGGCAAGCACATGAAGCTCGAATATAAGTATTTCGAGCTGGCAGACATTGTTCCCAAGGCCGAGCAGATTTTCCTTGAAATCGGTCTGATGATGGTTCCGTCCATGTACGGCGACAAGGCGACCGCTCGTGTCTACAATGTCGATGACCGTGAGGACTTCATTGACTTTGTTGCACCGTACACCCCCATCGCCCCCATCGTGTCCAACGCTGGCAATCAGGTCACAAACGAAATGCAGGCGACCGGCAGCTCCATCACCTACATTCGCCGCTACCTGTGGCAGCTCGTTTTGGACATTGTGGAGCATGACAGTATCGACAGCGGCGAGTTTGACACAACTCCCGCACCCGCTCCCACCGTCACGAAGAAGCCCCCTGTGACCACTGAACAGCGTCAGGAAATCAAGAAGGAACTGACCGGCGCTCCTGCTGGTGCGGCTACCGAGGAACAGGTCGGTACGCTGAAAAGTCTGCTGAAAAAGCTCATGGATATTGACGCAGAGCAGGAACAGTTCGTGCAAACCATCGCCATGAAGACCGAGGGCTTTTCCAAGATCGAAGCCGACAAGTGTGACGCTCTGATCGAGGGCGTGAACAATATGCTGGCTGGCTACGAAATGAAGACGGCGAAGGAGGGCTAAGGCATGATTGAAATTGATTGCCGTAAGTGCGTCAATGCAGACTTGGAAGCGGATTGCTGTAAGCTCTACGGTAACAATCCTGATACTGCCGTTCGGGAATGTGCCGCTGATGAATTTGTGAATTATAAGGAGGTAGACAAAAATGGAATGGCTTGACGGTAACAAAATCCAGATTATCCCTCCCAAGCGTCCGAAGAAGCTGACCGGTACTCGCTTCGCCACTATCCTCGGTCTGAACCCGTGGTCTACACCGTTCGAGATTTGGTGTGAAGTGACCCGCACCTATCAGAAGCCGTTCGAGGACACGATCTACACCATCGCCGGTAAGACCATCGAGCCTAAGCAGGCTGAGTACATGAAGCAGACCTACTTCATGAGCAATCTGGTCACACCGACCGACATTTGGGGCAAAGACTACTTCCATCAGACCTACGGTGACTTCTTCAAGGAAAGCCCCGTTCTCGGCGGTATGTGGGACTACTTGCTCTATGGCAAAGATGGTAAGCCTACCACCGTCCTCGAAATGAAGACTTCCAAGCGTGTCGAGGACTGGAAGGACGATATTCCTGAGTATTACGCTTTGCAGGCGGCGTTGTACGCTTACCTTCTCGGCGTGGACGAGGTTATCATGGTCGCTTCCTTCCTCGAACCCAAGGATTACGACAATCCTGAGAAGTTTGTGTGCAGCGGTGAGAATACCATCACTCGCCCCTTCAAGGTGTCTGAGCGGTATCCTGACTTCGAGAAGAAGTATGTGAAGCCTGCCCTGAAATGGTGGAAGGACTATGTGGAGAGCGGCATTTCTCCCGCCTTTGACGAGCGCAAGGACGCTGAAATCCTGAAAGCTCTCCGCACCAACAACCTGTCTCCTGAAACGGATATGGCGGCGCTGGTCAAGGAAGCCGAAGACCTGAAAGACACCATGGAACGGATTTTGGCTCATGAAGGTATCCCGGACATGGAAAAACGGTACAAGGTTGTGACTGACATGATTAAGAAAGCCGCAATCGCTCAGTTCCGTGACGGTGACAAGAAGGTGTCTATCGCTGGTTCTGCCTATAATTGGGAGGTCAGCCGCACTTCTACCACGAAGATCGACAAGGACGCTATGAAAGCGGACGGTATTCTGGCGAAGTACACGACCACCGAGGACAGCTACCGCATTTCCCCGAAAATCATTAAGGAGGATTGACCTATGAAGTTTTCCAAGTTCGTGAAGTCCCTCGCCCCTGATGGCGGCGCTATCTATGAGTACATGGACGAACGCTGGCTTGCTTCCCCGTCCGTACTTATGCTCATTCCAGATGGTATCCGCAGCGTGACCGGATACAGCAACGAGAAAATGCCTGACGGGATTGGTCGCCTGATTTCTCAGGTTGGTTGCACCGAGTACGCCACGCTGGTCAAGGCAATCATGCCTGAGCCGGACGGCGCAATCAAGGATTGTGTCCGTATCTTCGCCACGCAGGACAGCACCATGACCCTTCCCATCACCAATGATGACTGGTCGCTGATCGAGAAGTCTGACTTCTGCGAAATTCTGTACGCTTACGATCTGGACAGCGACAAGAGCGTACCGAAAGCCCTTCTGGTCAAGCAGTACGCCAAGTACCCCGATGACGAAGACCAGTTGGTTGGTATCATCTTCCCCTGTGAGTACACAGAACAGCTCAATTTCCACACCATAAAAGAAGTATGAGCGTTTGTGGTGGTTGCCCCATCTATTGCAATAAATATTTCGGTGTTTATTGTGGAGGTGGGTGCTTAGGTCAAAGCGATTGTGCCGAAAACCTAATAACTCTCGTTGCTAATATAGCAGACACTATTACAAGATCAAGAAAGGACGATAAAACAATGGCTAAAATCGGACTCACCGAGGGTTTCACCCTCATTCCCGAAGGTACTCATGTCTTTCAGATTACCGATGTGAAGTACAAGGAAGACTTCGGCAAGCTGGAAGTCTATATGCAGACGCAGACCGGCAGTAAGCACATCGAGCGCTTCTCTCTGCTGAAATCTGATGGCTCTCCCAACGAGGGTGCATACAACGCTTTCAGCTACTTCGCCAAGACTGCCCTCGGCAATTTCGACCTGACCGAGATCGACCACACTGACCTGATTGGTCACTTCATCGAGTGCGATGTAGAACATGATGTTCAGGAGAACAAGAAGAAGCCCGGACAGAACATTACCTTCGTCCGTTTGGCTGATAAACGCCCCTCTGAGGGCTGGGGCGGCTCCGGTAATACGGTTGCTACCCCCACCACTAAAACCGCTCCTGCGGCTTCTCAGACCGCTCCTAAGACCCCGATGGATTTGGCAGCTCTCCTTGGCTGATGCCGAGTGCGAGGGAGGGCTAATTTGAAAGGCTCTCCCTCGCCAATGGTATGTTGAAAACTATGTTGAAAGTGAGGATAAGCTACAATGGCAGAAGCCTATATTTGTTCGCTCTCCAAGGTTCAGCGTCATGCTGAAATCTGCAAAGAGATCAACAATCTCTATGAGCGTAAGAACCATGACTACGGTGACAGCTTCCACCAGACCTTCGTGGAAGAAGGAATGGCGATGGCTCGTATCCGGTTGGGAGATAAGTTCAGCCGCTTTAAGACCCTCTCCCGTGGCGGTGAGCAGAAGGTCAATGACGAGTCTATCCGTGACACCCTGATTGACCTCGCCAACTACGCCATTATGACGGTGGTGGAAATGGAGGTTGCGGAAGATGTTGCAGATTAAAACCATTCGGGAACGTCTGGACTATCCCGCCCTCTTTGACGATGAAGTAAATACGGCTCTGCGTGATGGGTGGACTCTGAAAAAGAGAACCGTTCTGCGGCCTATCGGCCAGTCTGAGTCCGCCTACTCTCACACAATGTTGTATGCGGAGTTGGAAAAGGAGGTCGCTGATGATGACGCTGAATGATTATCAGAAAGCCGCCGAGCGCACTTCCGGCGACCTGACTTCGTGGGATAAGGTTCGCAACGGCTGTTACGGTTTGAACGGCGAAGCCGGAGAGTGCATTGACATTCTGAAAAAGACCGAGTTTCAGGGTCATGCTTTCGACCCGATGAAGATGGTTGACGAGCTGGGCGATGTTCTCTGGTATGTCGCACAGTTGGCGACCGGCTTGGGTGTGACCCTCGAATATGTGGCACAGCACAATGTCGATAAGCTGCTGGCTCGTTACCCTGACGGGTTCAACAGCGAAAAGAGTATTCACAGAAAGGAGTACGAAAATGGCTAAGATTTTCAAATTCACAGGTTATTTCGTTGACCCCGCTGGTGAATGTAGCAAGAGAGATGTAAAGACCGCTCTCGAAGAAGTCACATCTGAAGCTCTGGACACCTTTTCTCACCATGTCGAGGTAAAAGAAGTAGAACTTGGGGAGTGGGACGATAATCACCCTCTCAATATGTGCGATTGCTCTGTGAGCGAGTGCGAGAAATATTTCGGGGAGGATTATCATGGCTGATTGCTTCTCCAAGTCCGAAGTGACTGATTTCCTGAACTTCATGAAATTGCCTGACGGAACCCCGCTCGTTTCCGATGACATGATGGAGTACCTGATGGCCTACGGCTTCTTCACCGCCCCTGCTTCCACCAAGTATCACGGCAATTACGAGGGCGGGTTGCTGGAACACTCTTACATGGTCACGAAGTTCCTCCTGACGCTCACGCAGGACAATCACCTGATCTGGCACAAATCCCGTTCCCCCTACATCGTGGGTATGTTCCATGACCTGTGCAAGATTGACCAGTACCGTCACCCGGTAACAGGTCACATTGAAGAATTTAATGGTGGGCGTACACCAATCTATGACGAACAGGCGTGGGAGTACAACTCCGACACCCTTCTGAAAGGTCACGGCGATAAGTCCGTCATGCTTCTCTCTCAGTTCTACACGCTGACCGAGGAAGAAATCATGTGTATCCGCTACCACATGGGCGCTTTCACCGACAAGTCCGAGTGGAACGATTACACCAGAGCAGTCCACCAGTACCCGAATGTGCTGTGGACGCACCAAGCCGATATGCTGGCAAGCCATGTTGCGGGGGTGTAAAGCATGAAAATCATCGAACCTTCTGTGGAGCTTATCAACGCTCCCGATTATAAGACACTTCTGACCACCATCGAAGCCGCAGGGCGCACCTGTTATAAGTCCGAGGACAAAATCACGGACGGAAGCGCAGAGAAGTTCGTCCGGGGCATTATCAAGCGGGGTCACGAAGCAGTCATTGAGCATGGCTCTCTCTCAGTTCGCTTCATCTGCGACCGGGGCGTGAGTCATGAGATCGTCCGTCATCGTCTGGCAACGTTCTGTCAGGAGTCCACTCGGTACTGCAATTACGGTAAGGAGAGCTTCGGCGGCGAGATTACCGTCATTCGCCCCTCTACCTTCGCCAAGACCGACTCGACCTACCACATCTGGAAGCGGTCGTGTGAACACGCCGAGGTCGCCTACTTCGACCTGTTGAACGAAGGTTGCACCCCGCAGGAAGCCCGATCTGTCCTCCCGAACAGCTTGAAGACCGAAGTGGTCATGACCGCTGATCTGAGAGAATGGCGGCATTTCCTGAAACTGCGTTGTGCTGCGGCGGCTCACCCCGATATGCGGGTCGTTGCCAATATGCTTCTGACCCTGCTGAAACAGACCTACCCCGTCTTCTTTGAGGACATTGAGGTATGAGAGTCAAGAAAGCTGGCGGCAAGGTATTTGGTGCGGTTCTGAGCGCCGCCGAGAGAAAAGCGATGGACATGGAAATCAATCGTCAGATCGTGGAAGCTGACAGGCGCTACGCCGATGACATTGACGCTATGGTGCTTTACACCCTCCATGTTCACCTTGGTTTCGGCAAGAAGCGCCTGCGGAAGTTCTATGACGCTTTCTCTGCCGAGCATGACCGCCTTA